CATGATTTCTGCAAGTTTTTGCAAAAATCTGCATTTTTCATGTAATTTTTGACATAATAAAATGTAACATTCATTGTAATGACGATTATAATGAATAAATAAGAACTAATATGGTAAGTTTATTCGTTTTTAACTTTTTGGTATAAGGCTGCAATATGTGGTACTAAACTTGTATCCCAAGTATTATTAGTATAATACTCGGCTAGGAATTGGTCTATTAAGTCGTTATCTTCTTTAGTTAATTTTTCTGGGTGGTCTTTTATGAATTGGATAATCTTAATAAATTTTAAGGCTACATGGTCTATCTCTTTTTTCTGTTCATTTTCTTTATTATAATTAAAATGAATACTTTTTAATTCATCAGAAGTTGCATGAATAAGAGTAACTACTTCATTGAATTTTTTTAAGTTCCAAAAATTAACCATTTCCTTTAGTGCATTCATAGCAATGGCTTGTTTAAGGAATGTAGTAATATTGTCAATTAAGAATTGTAAGGATATTTTTTGGCTCATCTCACTGCATAATAGCAGTTTTTCCTTTCGTTCTTTGTATTTTGATAACTGCTCGTATTTTTTAAAAAAGACCCCATCTAATTCTTCTATTGTAGGTAATTTATTGTAATTATTATAAAATTTTTTAATTTCTATAAAAATCTCGCTTAGTATAGGGTCATAAAAATAGTTTGGTTTTATTTTTTCATGAGCTGCTAGAAAAAAATCTTTATCTTGTATGAGCCAACCGACTAATGCTTGTAGTTGGCTTTCTGTCATATTAAAACTTTCGGTATTATTCATATTCCCCTTTTTTAAAAAAATTTAGGTTTACTTTAATGATTATATCATATTATCTATAATAATGGCAACAATAAAATATCTCACACCATCAATAATTGAAATACCACAAGTTTCCGATGAGTTACTCAATTTTTTAACTTATCGGAATAAGCAAGTTTCTTATCAACTAAAAAAAATGAAAAATAATAATAAATGGAAATACTCTAACCCAAAATCTTATTATTCAAAGCTAAAAGAATTAGAGTCTAAACAAAAACCATGTCTTGTTTTTGAATATAATAACAAAAATTGTACTTATTCTGGTCTGGCAAAAGATTTGTCAGAAAAATTTGGTTGGGATATAGAGCCGTATCATTTTGATTATACAAAGCATTCTAAAATGATTGCTTGGGCACATAAACCGCACCCATTGCGATATTATCAAGAAGAAGCGGTAGAAGCGTTATTAAAACACACTCATGCTAGTATTGAGTTACCAACAGGTGCTGGTAAGAGTAGAATTATTCAAGAATTATGTAAACGGGTTGGTGTACAAACAGTAATAGTTACTCCTTCTAAAGCAATTACTGACCAATTATATAATGATTTTGTTTATCTGTTTGGCAAAAAATATGTCGGTAAATTTGGAAGTGGTAAAAAAGAATTAGGAAAAATGTTTACTCTTTGCGTTGCGCAGTCTTTAGTGCAATTAGAAGAAGGTACAAAAGAGTGGGAGTTTATTTCTAGTGCTAAGATGTTAATTTGGGACGAATCTCATACAACGCCTGCTGAAACATTTGAACAAGTTTGTTTAAGAGTTCTAAAAGATGTACCTTTAAGGTATTTTGTTTCAGCAACTCAAATAAGAAATGATGGCGCAGATTTGCTATTAAAAGGTATTATAGGAGATGTGGTATATAAAAAAGAATTTACAGAATTAGTTGAAGAAGGTTTTTTAAAAAAGCCAAAATTTACTATCATCACGGTACCTGCGTTACCAAATAGTAGCAGTGATATAGAAGAGGAGCAGAGACAACAGCTATATTATAACCCAAATGTTAATTCAGCTGTTGCTCAAATTGCAAAAAGATTTATGAATTTAAACAAACAAGTAGTTATTATATTAGATGAGTTTAAGCAGTTTGCTTGTTTGTATGAATTTTTAAAAGATTTACCGCCAGAAAGTTTTGAATTTGTACATGGCGGCGCTTCTAATAGAATGGATGCGGATGGATATTCTTTAAAAGATTTTTTACCTGAAAGGTTTTGGAAAGTAGATATTCAAGAGGCAGTAAATAAATTTAATGAAGGCAAGTTAAAGTTACTAATAGGTACCTCTGCAATTTCTACTGGAGTAGATTTAAAACCTGTTTCGGTTTTAATTTATCTACAAGGTGGAACTTCAGAAATCAGGATTAAACAAGCTATAGGTAGAGGCACTAGAGTAGTTGAAGGACTGCCTCGTGAATTTACTGTGGTAGATTTTTTTATAGATGGCTCTCCTGATATGGAAAGGCATCTAAAACAACGTTTATCAATTTACAAAACAATGGGGTCAGTACAGGTGGTGAAATTATGAGTGAATTTAATAAAGTAGAAAACGCAACGTTTTTTAATTTTATTGCAGAGTTGAACAAGATTTTAGACGAAAATCGTGAAATCGATGGCCGTCCTCAAAAAACATTATTAAACGAACTTTTTGGTTTAGAAAAACAATTTAGAGATTTATTACTTTCCGATAAAAAACATGGTACTTTGGTTTATAAAAAATTTATTGATTATATGAATAATGTCAAAAAAAATGAAACTAGTAAATACCTCTTAATTTCAAGGGTGTATTTTAGAGAAAAGCAGGCTCGTTCTACGCAAATTTATAACGCTATTTTGAATAATAAACCTGAAAGTTTATACAAGTTTAGAATTAACTATCGTTTTATTGATTGGGCTTTAAAAAATTATAAGGGACATAAAATTAAAGCGTTAATAAATATCTATAATGAAATTGTCAAAATAAGACATATATTAGTAAATAATAATTTACCATTAGCTTTAAATAGAGCTAAGATTTTTTGGACCCACGCGGTTAAACCACAGCATCGTCATAAGGATTTGGATTATATGGATTTTGTACAAGCTTCAGCAGAAGGTCTTTTGGTTGCAATTGATAAATTTGTCCCCCCTTACAAAAAGGTTTTTGCGTCCACTGCCATTGCTAGAATGAATAATAATATGGATGAAATTCTAAATGACTCTATAGTGCATATACCTCAAAATGAAAAACGTATTTTAAAAAGAGCTGTTAAAGCCCAACAAAAAACTAATGCCGATTTAACTTCTAAGAAAGTTTTAGAATATGTTAGCGAGTCATTTGAGAATGTATCCCCAGAAAAAATCCAAGAAATTCAAGCAGCTGCACATCGAGATGTAAGGTCTAGTTATGACCCAGAAACCGCAGAAACTAATATATTTGATACAATTTCTGCTAATAATGAGCCTGAAGATAACTTTTTAAGCTATGAATTAGAAAAATTATTGTATAATAATATAGAGAATTTAGATATTATAATGCGTAAAGTTTTATCTTTAAAATATGGAAAGCTATTCTAATAGATAGGAGGTTGTATGTCTGATCAGATTGCTTTTACTAAACAGGATAGAATTGCAGTATATGCACCTAAAGTGAGCGGTGTTGAAGCTGATATTAAAGGTGGATTAGCTTTAACTCCAAGAGTAAAATTAGTAACATTAGATGTGGCTATGCATTATAAAGTAGATGATAATTTATATTTAAAGCCACTAGATAAGGTTATTATAAGAGGTGATGCTGTACATGGCCATTGGGCAAAACAGATATTTATTTACAATGATAAAGAAATTGTATTTTGTCCATTAGATGTAGTGTACGGTTATCTTTTTATGGCAAGAGATAGTGTAGCAGATGTTTTAAAATAAAAGGAATTTTTTATGAATTACTTGTTAGTCGGTGATATGCATGTTAAGCGGGACAATATAGAGGAGTCCAAGAAGTTAATTGGATGGATAGCCGATTTATCTAAAAAATATAAGGCTAGAGTAATATTTTTAGGAGACCAATATAATGATTTTGGTTTAGTACGGGTTGAGGTGTTAGAGTTTTGGAAAAATGCGTATAAGCAAATACCTAATTCTATTTCTTTAGTTGGTAACCATGATTTAAACCCTGCTGGTGTTACAAGCTCTATGCTTGCTCATGAAAATGATACTTTAGTTATTGGTAACAGACTTACTTTAATAGATGAAAATTTAAAAATGTATGCAGTTGGTTTTATTCGTGATAATGTTTTATTTTCTGATATAGCTTTGGCTGCGAAAAGTTTAGGAGCTAAAATTTTATTATGTCATGCTGAATTTAATGGAGCGCAATATGAAAATGGTTTTTACGCTCCGCATGGTGTAGAACTTGATAAAGTACCAAATGATATAGTATATATTTCAGGCCATATACATAAAAAACAAGATATTACTAATAAGTTAGGCCAAGTTGTTGTAAGATATATCGGTACACCGCGTATGCTGACTCGTTCTGATATTGGTGAGGTAAAAGGTGTAACATTATTAAAGTCAAATGGTTATATGGCATTTATGCCAACACCTGAAAATGTATGCGAGCCTTTTAAAGAATTTATAATTGAAGAAGGTCAACCAATACCCAAAATCGATTCTTCTTCTAAAGTATTTATAGAGGTAAAAGGTAGCCAAGATTTTATTAAAAAGGTTGCTCAAACTTTACCTGAAAACACTAAAGTAAGAACCGTCTTAAAAAATGACGAAACAAAGATTATCATTAAAGAGAGTGAAGGGTTAAATGTTTCTTTTGGTAAATTTTTTAATCAATACGCTGTAAATAATAAATTAGACGAATTAACATCAAAGAGGATACTAGAGGATATTTATAGCACATGTCCATTTTTAAAACAATAATATGAATAATTTAGAGGAGCAAATTTTATATTTAAAAACTATTACTGAAAGATGGGGTTTATTACATGAAGCGCAAGTTTTACAGCTTAAGATGTGGCCTTTATTATTGCCACAGATAAAGTCTGCTGAAGTTTTAGTGGATACTGATAATCATTATGTGGAAATTAAAGCAGTTTCTAAAACCAAACGGTTTAAGAAGACTAAAAAATTTATAGAGTTGCAACCTCAAATTGCTAAATGGATTAAGTATATTTTATGGTCGGATACTGTCGTAGTAATTAAAGTAAATGATAAATTAACATTTGATTCAAGGAATCCTTCTGCTTATGAGTAATATAATTTCTATTGAAGAACAATTAAAAAAAGCGCAAGAACTTCTACCTGAAGATGAGTTTACTCGTTTAAAAAATTACATTGAAAGCGGTAAACATCCTTTAGCTCCCGATGTTTGTGCTAAGTTTTTTGAATTATATTTAAATGGTTCTGATTGTAAAGAAATTCATAGGCTAAATAAAGGGTTTCCGTATGAGGCTATTTTATGGGCTCGGATTAAATATAATTGGGACGAAACACGAGACCAATACATTCAATCACTACAAGACCATATTAAAGAAAAAGTGATTAAAGCGCAGCTTGAGACTACTGGATTGATAAGTGATATTTTAGTAGCAACGAATAGGCGTTATTCTGATAAAATAAAAAGGTATTTACAGACTGGAGATGAAGCGGAATTAAAAGGAGTGTTAAACATAGATAGTATAAATGGATTACTTAAACTAATGGATGGGCTTTTAAAAATTACAGGACAAGATAAGGTTACTAAGACTATTAGTGAGGTTAAAAATACTACTAATGTAAACATCAATACTAATAATGAAAAAATCAGCCCAGAAACTGCGGCAAAAATTTTAGATTTAATTACTGAAGATAGGAATAAACAAAATAGTTCATGAATACATTTAATGAAGAGTTAGCAAAAACATTTTTAGTTCATTTTAGTAGCCCAGACCATTTAAAAAAATGGGTTGGTAACTTTTTAGATTTGTGGTTTCCAGACTCTTTTGTTGACCCAGAAAGTAATTCTAGTCCAATTCAGTGGATGTATGAAGTTTATAAGATGTACGAAAAAAATGAAGCTAATAACTCTCCAGAAGTGTTAGTAATTTCTTCTCGTTCATCGTACAAAACACTGTCTGAAGCAGTATTTGCAATTATTGCAATGCTCCATTTTAAAGCAACCATTGCTCACATGGCAGCCATTGTACCGCAGGCTTCAGCTGCTCAGAATTATATTGAAAGATTTTTATTAAAATTAAAGCCATACTTAGACTATCATAATATAAAATTACATTCTCAAAATAGTCGGGAAGTTTCTTTGGAACACCCAGACGGTTCTAAAGCTGGTCTTAAAATTATTGTTTGTACAGTAACTGGGGCTAATTCATCGCATACTAACATATTTACGGTGGATGAAGTAGATACTATTCGGTCTGCTGAAGGATTGAGAGCATATAAAGAAGCTAAATTTATTCCTGATACTTTTAATGGTCAATTTCCTGTAACCATTAAAACTTCTACATTGAAATTTGCTGGTGGACTTTTTTCGCAGGAGTGGGATGCTGCTATCAAAAAGAACTATAAAGTATTTAAATGGAACATCTTAGATATTACTGAGTATTGTCCCCCAGAAAGACATAGACCAGATTTACCTAAAGAAACAAGGTATATTAGTAAAAACTTACCTCTTTCTACTTTAACTCCAGAAGAATTTACAAATCTTACAGATAGAGAAAAAGAAAAATACGAACCTATTGAAGCAATGGGTGGTTGTGCTAAATGTCCGCTACTTCCTGTTTGTAAGGGTAACCTTTCTAAACGTTCACCTAAGGATAAAGGTGGTTTATGGAAAACTATTGATTTTACTATTAGTCAGTTTACAAAAAGTGATGAAGACCCAGATATTGCTGAGTCGCAATTGTTATGTAAACGCCCTCAATCTCAAGGTTTAGTTTATCCAAGATTTTTGGATAGTGCAGATGGCAATGGTAACGTTTATACTATTGAACAAGCATTTGAAAGATATTTAGGTGTTAAGCTTAATAAAGATGTTAATTTAACAAAATTAGTCTCACTTTTAAAAGAAAATGGTATTAAATTTTATGCAGGGGTTGACTGGGGGTATAGGCACGCTTTTGCGCTAGTTGTCGGCGCATTACTTCCTAGCCATGAGTTTTGGTTAATTGATGCTTATTCAATACCTAAGCTGGAGTTTGATGAAATGTTATCACTAGCAAAAGAGGTTAGAGATAATTATAAACCTTTAAGATGGTTTGCGGATACCGCTGAGCCTATGTTTATTCGTTCATTTAATAAAAATAAAATGCCTTGTGCAGAATTTAAAAAAGATGTAAGAGGTGGTATTGAAGCAATTAGAGGTCAAATTGTAAATGCAGCTGGTGTTAGAAGGCTTAAAGTAATTAGGCATGATAGAACTCAAATTTTAATTGATATGTTTAAAAACCACGCATTTAAATTAGACTCAGTTGGGAACCTAACTCAAGAACCCGATGACGGGGTGTATGCTGATATTGCCGATGCTTTAAGATATATGGGTCAAAATTTATTTACAGCTAAAGGTGAAGTATTGGTAACTGATATTAAAAAATTAGAAACTTTAGATGCACCTAAACCAATTGATTTAGAAAAATCTTTAACTCCAATAATAGAGAATATAGTGAATAATACAGGTTCTTTAAGAGGTAAAGCGGGTAGCGTTTTATGGGATTTTGGCGGAGATGATGAGACCTAATCTTTAATGTAAGGGAGTGTTTTTATTATGAAAAGTATTTTAAATATCACAAATCAATTGTTAGCTTATAACGACCCAATGATTACTGACAATCCTCAACAACGTTCATTTGATTTTAGTAGAAAGTTATATTCATTAGAGGTAAATAAACCCCAAAGTAATATCATAGTATTGGCACCCAACACTTCTTATACAATTTATGATGGTACAATAAGTACAGGTCTGGATGGCACTTCGCAGCTTACGGTTACAAGATTATCTTCTAATGATTCTGTTTATCGTTTAAGTGTAACAGGTAATGTTAGTTTTAAAACATTGAGAGCAGTTAGTGGTATTACAACTTGTAACGTAACTATAAATAATAATGCAGTGGCAGAATTTAATTTTGTTGGTGCAAATTTATCATCAGTACAAGCTGGTGATATTATGCGCATTAAAAGTGTTGATTTATATGATACGCTACCATTTGCATTTAACCCATTAAATTCTGGTTTTTGGCGAGTGGTAGGCGTAAATGGCAGTGTAGTTACTGCTATTAGAGATGGTGATTTTGTTGGTATCAACGAAAATATAACCACAAGTGTCGCTTCTGATGTTATTTTTTATGCAGACGATGGCGTTCAAACAAATGATTATATGTCTATTACGGGTACACTTAATGTGGTTTCAAGAAAAATTTATCAAGTATTAAACGCAACACCCAATACTATTGATTTTATTGCAACTACTCCAATACCAGTTGAGTCTAATGTGCCTTATGTTTCGAATACTTTAATTATTTATAAATCGGCTAAAAAACTGATTTACATTGAGACTACACAAGATGCGGTTGTTCGTTTTAACGATGATACTTCAGATAATAATATCATTACGCCAGTTCAAGTCGGTGATGAAAGTTTACCATCTTTTATCTCCAAATGGGGTTTAACTTACAAATGCATTATTGTAAATAAATCTATTAGTCCTATGACTGTAAGATATTTTATGTGTGAGTAAATAAGTTATGGCTGAAAATAATAACCAAAACAATAATCAAGACAACAATCAAAATAATAATCAATCTAATTCATCTAAACGCAGAGTTTATATAGCCGACCCTAATATTATGCCTTTTTTGGAAGAAGAAGATGTTAAAAAGTCTTCTCCAAAAGAAGAGGGGTTGTTATCTGCTATTTTAAAATCGTTAAATAGACAAGAACGTAAAACTGTCAGAATGGCGTTTGATGTTGACCCATATACCGCCAATCAGGTTGGCGCTTTAGGAATGTATTATGTGAAAACCAATCTTACGCCAGACCCATTACTTAAAAGAATTGCAGGTGTTAATGGTGATGAATTAGTTAACCAAATTTTACAAGCTCGTTCTAATATTGTCGCTTCTTTTGGTCGTCCCAGAACTTCTAGGTTTTCTATTGGATTTGAATTAGAAGAAATTACAGAAGCGACATTAGATTTATCTCCTGAAGAAAAAGAAAAAATCGTTAAACGTTTAGATTATATAAAGAAATTCTTATGGAATTGTGGCGATGGGTTAGTAGTAGGTGAACATACGCCTATTAACCTATCTCAATTCTTAAAAATGATTACAAGAGATGGGTTAACTTATGGTAGGATTTGTATTGAAAGATTATACACCTATAAATTAGAAGACGGTGATTTAAAAGAAGTATTTTATGGGTTTAGACCAGTAGATAGCGGCACTATTTATTATGTAGTACCAAGTCAACAGCATGACCCTAGTTTACGTGTTCAAGCTATTGAGGTGCTTTCCCAACTAAAAAACGAAAAATTAGACCCAGAAAAATATAAACGTGATGAATATGTTTACATGCAAGTTATAAATGGTCGTCCAACCCAAGCTTTTACTGAAAAAGAATTAATATGGTATAATCTTTATCCAACTACTAATGTAGAATATAATCGTTATCCATTAACTCCAATAGACCAAGCTTTAAATGCTATTACAACTCATATTAACATTACAATTCACAATAAATTATACTTTCAAAACGGTCGCGCAGCTCGTGGAATGCTAGTGATTAAATCAGATTCTATTGATGACGGCGGAATACAACAAATTAGTAGAAATTTCCATCAATCTATAAATTCAGTTCAAAACTCATGGCGTATGCCTGTGTTTGCGGTTAGTCCAAATGAAGATATTACTTGGCAACCGATAGAGATGTCAGGTAGAGATGCTGAGTTTCAATACCTATCGGATAATAACGCCAGAGTGATTTTATCAGCTTTCCAAATGTCGCCAGAGGAGCTTCCCGGTTATGCACATCTTGCTAGAGGCACTAATACACAAGCATTAGCTGAAAGTAATAATGAGTGGAAGCTGACCGCAGCAAGAGATGTCGGGCTTCGTCCATTATTGTATGATATTCAAGATTTATTTAACACTCATATTTTACCTGAAATTGACCCACAAATCGCCAAATACTATAAAATTATATTTGCTGGCTTAGAGCAAGATAGTCCAGAAAAAGAGTCAGCTCGTTTACAGCAAGACATGGCTATTTACATGACTTATAATGATGTTTTAGAAGCAGTAGAAAAACCTCTTTTACCAGACGAGTTAGGCGGTAAATTTCCTTTAAACCCAGCTTTCCAGCAAGTGATTTTCCAACACCTAACCGTAGGAGAAATTTTAGAAAACTTTTTTAATCGCAAAGGTGCATCTAAAGACCCAAGATTTCAATATGTTAGAGACCCATTTTGGTTTCAATATCAAAACATAATGCTACAGAAAGCCCAAATGATGATGCAACAACAAATGATGATGCAACAACAAGCAATGCAACAACAGATGGCTCAAGAGCAAGGTGCTAACCCAAATGAAAGTCAAGCTCCAGAAGCAGCGGAAGACCATAATCATGAAGAAGATTTTAGTCAGCTACCGCCACTTCCTACTGGCAATCCAAAAGAAGACCAACAAAAAATGGAAGAATGGCTATTCTCTTTTGGCGAGTCTTTAAATAAAGCTGTAAAAAGTAATCATACAAAAATTTCTAAAATTTTATTAAATCGACAAAGACAGCTTGTTGATACTCATTTGAAAAATTGGAAACAAAAAACTAAAGAAGCATTAGATAAAATGCAAGAAGTCTTAAAAAACGTTGATAAAGACGACAATGAAACTGAATAAGGAACAACGTCAAGCTATTTTAGATATTTTAGATGATATGTTTAACGACTTAAAGGCTAGAATATTAGGTCGTTTTTTTAAAGGCCCATCTATTTATTTCCAAGTTGTAAAACAGACAGACCCAATTGATACTTTAGAAGGTCTATATAATTATACGATTGCACACATGTTTTCGCCAAGTGCTAAAGTAAATGAAGAGGATATTGAGCATTTATCGGATATTACGGCTAACTATATAGATGCTAAAAAATTACAAGTGGCCAACCGTATTATGCATGATGTAATGCAAGCTGAGACTTGGGACGAAGCTTTAAAATCAATCAAAGACCATTTTGCAGACACTACTTCTTACCTTAAGACTTTATTAAATACAGAAACTAGGGTAACCCAAGCTTACGCAGAGAAAGAGGGTATCCAGCAAGTTGCACAGGCAGTAGGTGTAGATGACCCAGTTGTAGCAAAACTTGGAGTTATTGATGATAAAATGTGCGAAAATTGTCGTAAACTTTGGCATCTAGAAAGTAATATACGAGTTCCTAAGGTTTATAAAATGTCAGAACTTGCAGAAGGTTATAATAAAGACTATAAAAATCCCATACCTACACTTGGTCCAACGCACCCTAATTGTCGTCATATTTTAACGTTCATACCTCCAAATTTTGGTTTTAATGAATTTGGTAGGATTGAATTTAAAAGTTTAAATTACAATGTTTGGGAAGACCAAAGGAAAAATCAAAAATAGCCCTAATCTATTAAAATAGTTAGAGGTTTTTTTATATGGGGCTTAAAATTGATGGTATTGCCGCATCTCAGCATCTAGATTCATCTGGAGAAGTTTTAGATATTAAAGGGCATGATATTAGTGATTTAGTTGAAGGGAAAGGTGTACTCAACTTTGAACATGAAAATGGTCAGCCTGATGATATTATTGGTCATATTATTTATGCTAAAAAGATTTTTTCAGAAAAAGATTGTGAAAATGAGCGTCAAAAAAAGTACTGGGATAGTGTTAAAAAGCCTTTTGTTTATATTATTGCTGAATTATTCGATGATGAGGAGCATCCGGGAGCTGTAGCTGCTGCCGCAATGATTAGATATTACGCAAAAAGAAAAGAAAAATTACTGGCAGGTTTTTCGATAGAGGGTTCAACTTTAGAAAGAAAGGGAAATCATTTAGTCAGGTCGGTAGGTCGTAGAGTTGCTTTTACTTTAAGACCTTGCAATAAAACTTGTATTGCTGATTTGTTAGAAGATGATAAATATAAAGATATTGTTGAAAAATCTCTTGGTAAATCAGAAGGTAAACATCTAATTGAAGTAGATAGTGTTATTTTAGATTCTGCTTTTTACCCAAATTTAAATAAGTTTGAGGCTTTAAAACTAGCATTAGTTGATTTACAAAAAACTTTGAGTGCAGGACAGGGAAATGTCGCGCCAGCACAAGCTGTTGCAGGTTCTGCTTTATCAGGTACTAAAAAAGCAAAGAAAAAAACGATTATACCAGATGAAATAAAAACGAAAATACTTGAAATCATTAAACAAAATTTACATACTCCCAAAAAAATACGTGAAATTATTAAAGCCGCACTCCCAGAAGTAGCCGATGAGTATTTAGACCATTTTGAGAACTTAGCAGAAGATTTAGCGCTAAAAAAAGGTTTAAGACCTTTAATTCGTTTAACTAATTCAGATTCTATTATACCTTTAAATGATAGTCAAAGCCAGATTTTAAATGGTTTATATGTATCATCAGAGACTCCTGACTACCCGACTACAAAACATATTGAAAAAGCCAAAAATGATAAAGGCATGGAAGCATTAGTAAGAATAGATGATACAATTGATGAAGATAAAAGAAATAGAGCTTTAGCGTATTATGATATTGCCCATAATTTATTTAATATGGGCGATGTGGTTCCTACCATTGTGTTCGCTTCAAACCCAAAAGTACAAGGTGGCAAGCCAATGTATATTACTTATAAAAATTGGGATACTTCTCCGATTGAGTCTAAAGAAAGAGCTGAAAAAATGGAAGAAGAAGCTAAAAAAAATGGTTTATGGCATAAAATTTTACTTATGGATACGATTTTAGGAATGGATAGAGATGGTATAACAGATACTATGATTGGTTATGATAATACTCCACGTTTAATTGACAGCCATAAAGCTTTTGACTATTCATCTATTACTCCTAGTGGTATTGCTCGTTTTAGTAGTATTAACCCCTTACCTGAGCCGCCAGAGAATACTCTACCTTACAATGTAGAGAAGTGGCTTGAGTCTATTGATGGCCAAAAATTAGTTCAAATTTTAAAACGTCATTCTATACCTCAAGAAGCCATTGCAAAAGCATTTGCAAGGTTAAGATTGCTTCAACATTTATTAACAGA